ATAATAATTTTAGTAGCGAGTTGATAACAAAAAAGAACCCTCCATAACGGCCACACAAGCCATCATGGAGGGTTCTTCTTAGATAACGGATCACCTCCTTTCGGAGTTTATCTCCTTCATCCACTTGTCAGCGATCTCAGGTGGGATCCCACGTTCGATCATCAATTCGTATTCGCTTTTCTGGGTGAGTTCAACCCAACTTGCCGTCAGTTCCTCAGTTGCCTTCTTGCCCGCCTCGCGAGCTTCAGGCGTGATTGTGAATCGCTCAAGAATTCTTAGCCACTGCTCGTCCTTTTTTGGCGGCAGATTGCTTATTAACAGCGTTAGAAATATCAGTAACGCCTTCTCCAACGTTTCCGGTGTTAGGCTTAGGCTCCGGCTGAAACGAAGTTTGATTCTTCATCTTATCGGCTTTATCGGTAATCTCTTTCCCAAACTCGCCTATCACCCCCCACATCTCGTTACTGTTTGATACGCCCATCCATTTCTCGGTTTGATAATCTATCTTCTCGAATATACCTTCGAGCTTTGTCCCAAATTGTTTAATCAAGTTACGTACCCAGAGCCATATCGCGGCTCCGAATGCTACGAATAATCCGCTAATTATTATCGGTATCCAACTCTGCCAATCCATAACGCATCATCTCCTTGTTATTGTTTGCTCATTATCCAGTTTGTCATTATCCAATACAGCCCGGCTCCGATTGCCGCGCCCACTCATCACCTACTCGTCGCTTGCATAGCCAGTTGGATTATCATGTAGATCAACCCGCCCGCAGCCGTTATCTGTATCAAGACCTGCCAGAACTTCCTTGCGTTCGTCACTTGCACTTCTGTCCGTCCAATAACCACGTGCCGAAGCATCTCCATCATCTGATCCATCAGTTCCTTGTTGCTCTGCGTCGTAATTTTTTTTTGCGTCTCTTCTATCGCGTCGCGAAGCTTCTTCTGATACCCGTTGTCGAGATGTTCTCTAAGCTCTTTTATCTCTCGCTTGTTATCCTCAGAACACATCTTAAGCATTCTGATTGACTCATGTATTCCGGCAAGCTTTTCATCATTTGCCACGTCCTTCGAGTTCGCTGAAACGATCTGCTCCTGTATCTCCGTAATAGTGAGTTTCACGCTTTCACTGAGTTCAGCTATCGCCTCGTTCGTCTTTGTAATAATCTCGTGGAAACCTTTATTTTGTTTTCTCTGTTCGCTAACAATCACGTCGTAGCCCGCTTTTGCCTTCAAAAACTCGCAGTTTTCCAACGTTTTTTTATCCAAATTTTCGCCTCCATTCGGCTAAACGAGCCGCTATGTGCCGTCGTTACCTTAATCGGGTTCCGCCTCTTGCCCCTTAGGTTGCCTTGCTGCCTGTTCCTGTTCGCCTGCCTGTTCTTGTATTTCGGTAATAATAGATTCTAAAGCGTTTATCACAGCAGCTACCTGTGCACGCTTGAGTTTAAGCATATATGTCATACGCTTGATTGATAGATTCTCATTTTAGACCTGTGGATTTGGGTTTGTAATAAGCAATTTCTGTTCCGCAGTTATCCAACCCTTTGACACAGCAATATCCAGTTTTGCAGCATCGATTTTTCCTGCCAAATACAATCGCTTCAAACTTTCAAACATGTTCATCCCTCCAGTTGAGCTAATACTAAGGTATCTACAACTTCTGTCATAATGAGATTATCGAGTATGAGTGCATCAACGGTTTCCGTTTGGCGAACAGTATGCTCGTATAAACTATCTAATTCATCAGCACAAGAATCAAACCCATCTATACACCCCGTATCGGGGTTGACGGTATAAATTTTCCCGTGCTCATGAATATCATCTGGCACATTGAGTAACACACCCATCTCGTTCAACCTGCTTACCGGCATCAGAGCCATTTCACCAGTTAGCGGGTAATCGTAAGCTGTAACTATTACATTGTTTTCTAATACACAAAATTTTTTCACTTGAACACCTCCGTCAAAATTTGTTTGTATAAGCCGATAAGTGTGCTGTTGGATTTTTAGACACATAGCCATTGTTATATATCCCTATATATCGATAACCACTGGGTATCATCACGACATTACCAGATGGTGTGAGTACTCCTCCAGCCCATTTGGCTTCTGCGGTTGAGGTATCTGCCCCTTGTGTGTATGTGTCCGTAACAGGATCATAAATGCCTATGTATTGATAACTTGAAGGTATCATCACAACCTTACCAGATGGTGTGAGTACTCCCCCAATCCATTTGTATGCTGCGGTTGAGGTGGTGTCTGCCCCTTGTGTGTATGTGTTCTCAACGGGATCGTATATCCCTATATATCGATAACCACTGGGTATCATCACGACCTTACCAGATGGTGTGAGTACTCCTCCATACCATTTTTTTGTTGCCGTTGTAGTATCTGCCCCTTGTGTGTATGTGTCCGCTACTGGATCGTATATCCCTATGTATTGATAATAATAAGGTATCATCACGACCTTACCAGATGGTGTGAGTACTCCTCCAATCCATTTACCTCCTGTAGTTGATGTACCTGGCCCTTGTGTGTATGTATTCGTAACTGGATCGTATATCCCTATGTATTGATAACTAAAAGGTATCATCACAACCTTGCCCGAGGGTGTAAGTACTCCTCCGATCCATTTATTTGTTGCCGTTGAGGTGTCTGCCCCTTGTGTGTATGTGTCCGCTACTGGATCGTATATCCCTATGTATCGATAGTTATAAGGTATCATCACGACCTTACCAGATGGTGTGAGTACTCCCCCAATCCATTTGTATGCTGCGGTTGAGGTGGTGTCTGCCCCTTGTGTGTATGTGTTCTCAACGGGATCGTATATCCCTATATATCGATAACCACTGGGTATCATCACAACCTTACCAGATGGTGTGAGTACTCCTCCATACCATTTTTCTGTTGCCGTTGAGGTGTCTGCCCCTTGTGTGTACCCACTCGTAGTTGATGACAATGTTATATTGTGTGCTATTTCGTCAACCGCTTTAGCATCACATAGGCTGAGATTGTCATACCTTTCATTCAGCGAGTATTTATTCAGCTTGTACATTATATAGTGACCTCTTTCCCGCTTATCATCACATATACTTTGCTGGCAGTCTCGCAATACCCTTTAATCCTATCTCCGGCAATTAAAACTTGATCCATAAACGGAATCGTTATAGTGTTTTCTCCGCCTACTGCAGGTAGCGGATAATCCTTCACCAGATAATAGTCTGTACTCCCACTGTAAATAACAAGAGATACTTTTTTAGCTGCTGTGTCTATGTTGCAGAACGTGACCGCCTTTATGAACCTCAACTTGCCAGAAGGCACTGCGTCTGCATCGATATATCCCAATGTGTCTGGTAAAAAACCTATCGCGAATCGTTTTGCATCCGTTGCCACACTATCACCTCACAATGCTCCAAAGTCTGAACTTGCTGTACCGCCGGAGGCATTTATAGTAATGCTGCCTGCTCCAGCATCGGTAGTTATTGTTATATTTGTCCCAGCTACAAAAGTAAGCGTGTCAGTCTTAGAATCAGCCACAACATTACTCTGACCAGATACAGCAACTGTAGAGAAAGCGTTCTGGTTTACTTCTGCCCCATCTGCTACATTGATTATTGTCCTAACCTGAGTTGCTGTTAAATCCTCTGGGTCGCCTGTAGAAGCTGTGATTCTGCCTTTAATTGTATTAACGGCCATGTTTGCAAGTTTGGCGTTGGTTACAGCGTCATTGGCGATTGTTGTTGCACCGTCACCAACGGATGTTACATCACCGGAATGGTTAGGGTGTGTGTAAAGATTAAAGTCTGCGGGTTTACTCCCGCTGTCGGTAATGTTCCCGTTCGCATCGAGAGCGGCAAAGTTGCCAGCAGTCGGCGAGGCCACCTTGTCAGCCTTAGAGTTCACGTCATCCGCCGAGTTTTTATCTCCCTTCGTGAGATAGGTGCAATATACCGTCTCGCCGTTGTGTGTGACGAACGTGATCGAGTTGTAGGTCTTGTAGAAGCTGTCATAATCGCCGAGGGTGTAGTCCGTGCTTGCTGACAACTGCGAGCCCGTCTTGCCCTCGCCGGTCCACACTTCGATCGATATAACGTGATCGTGTACGAGCTGTTGAGACCCCACCGTGTTAATAACCAACGCCTCATCGGTTATCTCCGTGCCGTTTGCGTTGTAGTTGAGATAGGTCACGCTCATTTCACGCCCACCTCTATCCTCACCGGCACGCGTTTGATTTGCGTCTTACCGCTGTACTCCCACGTGAACGCCAGATAGTAGTTTGCAAGCGGGTCATACAGTGTTTTATCCGCGAAGAACCACATCACATAAGTTCCCGTGTCGATCTTCGTGCATGAGAGATCGGCCACCTTCTCCGGTTCCGTGTCATACGTTTCCAATTGCGCGGAATAGCTGTCCGCGTCAACGTTCGTGTATACGCCATCGACGCGTATCTGCGTTTCAACAATCTCACCCCATGTCGATCCCCATTCCACGCGCCTGATTTCATCATTGCTTGGCATTCCAATCACCTCATTCCGTGTAAGGTCTGTTCGTTGTTCGATAGTAGGCTTCGCTGGTTGATATCAGAGCGTATAAATAATTGATCCGTTCAGCGAGAGAGCGGAGCCCTTCGATCAAACTCACCAGTACCGTCTCGCGAATCGTTCCTATTGCGCCATCATCAAGTTCGGCGATCCGTTCCCGAGAGATTCCGTCAATCGTGTCTAACGAATAGATCGCCTCTCGAGACGCGCCTCTCACGCTCAAAACATCCTCGGCAATCTCGCGGATAACGCCAGATAACTCATCATCGGAATAAACGCGCTCGCGAATCGGATTCGGTGCCGTGAGAACCGAATAAACAATCTCACGCGCAAGCTCCCGCGCCGCGCCGATCTCATATATCTCCGAGCGTATGACCGCGTTCATCGCATCCAACGCCGTGACCCTTTGGCGGGTTGTCGCGTTGAGCATTTCGAGTTCAAGCGCAATCGTCCGAAGATTTCCGGATATGCTCGCCATCTCGTTCACCCGTTCGCGTATTGCGCCCGCTGCCGGTGTCGTATCTGTTACCGGTTCGCGAATGATCGACAGAATCTCCTCATCCGTGCGCGCAATTCGCTCCTTCGAGATAACCGCCACGCTTGCCGTCTCCCCACGATCCTTTTCGTAGATATCTTGTCCATAGATGCGGTTCCCGTAGATCATAGCGGTTACGGTTCGGTGCTGTAATTCTTCGAGTCGCCAGCAATATAGATGTCGTTATAGTTCATCATCGCCGTGCCTTTCGGGATGATCGACTTGCACCAGAACGGGATAACGGAACCGGAGGAGATCGTGCCGAGTGATAACGCCGAGCCGCCTGATAAATATCCTTGAGCAACGCCGCCAGAATCAAGCGAGAGATAGTGATGCGACACGGAGAGCCCGCCGCCGGTATAGTAGTCGTTTATCGAGATTGTCACATTGATCGCGTCAGCGTCTGCTGATTCGATATACAGCATCTGCTCCAGCGTCCGGTTCGCTTCGAGCGAGTCGTTACCCGCTGCATCAAGGTTCTCAAAGAGGTACTCGCCGGAACTGAAAGCAACAACGCTTTCGCCCGTGACCGGTGTCGTCACCATCGTCAGCACGCCATCCGCGAATGTGTATTGCGTTGTCTCCGTTAAGAGCTTGCCGAAGTATTCCGCCGTGCTGTATCGCCGAACGTGATCGGGCGTAGAACACGATACGGTCGCCAGTGATCCGTTACCGGTTATCTTGCCAAGTTCCGATCGGATCGCTGTTGTCTTTGCTTCATCTTTCCAAAATTTCAATGCCATCGCTTATCACCGCTCCTCATACGAAGGAGAGCCGCATCGGCTCTCGTTTGAGTTGTTTGTATCCACCGTAGTAACCGGATAATTCCGCGAAGTAGGACCCGCTTGTCAAGTCCACGGTCTCCAGTATCACCTCGTACGTGCCAGTGCTTGATTCGGTTATCTCCGCGTCTACGCCGAGCGTGAGGGTATACAGTACTGAAGCCGCGGAGTTGTAGAGCTTGAACACGACCGTCGAGAGCGATGTCAAGTCGTCGTTGCAGGTGAACGTGAACTCCAGCGTGCCGGTGTCGCCTTGCAATATCTTAATCACTTCGTATCACTCTCCTCAAAACGCAATCGGTATTCCGTTCCACATCCCATACCGCCGGCTTCTTCTGCTCGCACGTGAAGGAGGTGATGAAAGCTTGATCGTAGAGTTCGGATGCGGTATCGAGAAGTGTAGGCCGTGCTTTCTCGATGAATGTAACCGGCCCGGGTATCCACTTGCGCTCGTGTTCGCTTTTCAAGATCGTGAGTGTCGTGTTCTCTTTGCTTCGCTCAACGGCCAACGAAATCAAAGCCGCGTCCATCATTTTAGATCGTCGCTTTCACGTGTTTAAGCGTCAACGTGATGGCC